TAGGTTTCAGCGGCTTAGACCAACTCGTTGTTTCTGACATGCCAACCGCAAGATACCGAAATGCGTCAGAAGCATGAGACGCCCAATCGTGAAGAGGCTTGTCCCAGTAAACTTGACGCTTATCGTCGTATTGTCTCCGATAATTGCGTAGCGCGTCCACTCCACGCTTTGTCTTGGAGTCGAACCAACAATAAGGAATCAGCCTTCTTACGGCTTGTATCCCATCGTCAACACCCATTCTCGGCACAATCGTGATGTTTAGCCCTGCTTCTTGCAGGAGTTCTAACCTCGATCTTCCTGAGCCTAACTCTCTGACTTGTACGTCGTGAGGCAGTAACTGCTCGGCTAGTTCGTAGCGATTTGTTCTCAGCCAGTTCACATACCAGTCAAGCCCTTGACCGTGATTCTCCACAAAGTCAATGAGTCGTGTTTCTAAACCAACTCTCTGACAAACCCAGATCGCAGTGGAGTCGCCTATCCCTAAGTCCCAGGCTGCATAAGTTTTAGCTAAACCATCTACAGGGATGTCGTGGAATCGCTCAGACGGTAGCTCATTGAGCAATTGTCCGTAGTAACTTCCCTCGATGGCTGAGTCAAAGGAACACTCAAACTCTTGCAGGTACTTGTCGTCTCCCATTTCAGACTTAGCTGCGTCGAGTTCAGTCTGAGGGATAAGACCTGTCTCGGATGCTCGGAACTCAAGCAAGGCCCAATCGTTATGCTCTGACGCATGGTCTCTCAGGGTCTTGAAGTGGTTGTTTCCCTTTGGTGTTCCGAGGAATAACGCCCATCCCATCCTGTCCGATAAGGCCGGACGAACCACTTCCGACCAAATTTTAGGGTTCTGGTCTCCGAATTCGTCAAACACAACCCCGTCAAAATACTGTCCTCTAAGAGAGTCTGGGTTATCAGACCCCGCAAGTTGGATGCGTCTGCCCCAGAAATCAACCCTAAGTTCTGCAATATTCGCAGTGGCGTTAAGGGGCTCGGTAAACTTGAGCAAGTAATCCCAGATAACTCGTTTGGTCTGAGAGTAGGTAGGCCCAATAAACGCATATCTTGGAGCCTCCTTGGTGTTCTCTATCGCTGCTCTAATAAGATGGTTGACAGCGGAGACTGACTTTCCCATACGACGGTGAGCCACAACAACTCCGAATCGCTTGTCTGCAAGCGCATGGTGGATCTGTAGCTGTTGCGCCCGCGGTGCATACGGAATGACTATTCTGGTTGCGCCCATGATATTTGCATACTAACTGGTTGCCCGTCCTGGCCTGTTATCTCGTGCTTAATGCTTTCGTGCCACTTCGCTCGAGTCTTTAGCCAAAATATCATCGCCGTTGTATTGCCAGCCATAGCCTGTTGGTAAAGGCTTTTCGCTACCGCAGCATTAGCGTCAATCCTACCGTCGTCCAACTCCTTCTTGTAATACTTAACCAAGGTATCTGCGCTTAACTCAATCTTGGCCGCAATATCCTCGTGACGCACCCCTACCGCTGCCAGCCCCCTTACTAGCTTTCGATTCTCGTCTGTAGGCTCATGTAGCTTACCTTGCATTTTTAACTCCGAAGGTCGGCTAATTCAGCCTTCTTTCCAGTGAATTCTTCCCATCGCTTGACGATGACATCGCAGTATTTTGGGTCTAGTTCCATCATTCGACAAGACCGACCTGTTTTTTCGCAGGCAATCAAAGTGCTGCCGCTGCCGCCAAATAGGTCAACGACAACACGCTTGTCGGCCATTGAGTAATAGTCAAAGAACCAACAAACAAGCTCTACTGGTTTCTGAGTAGGGTGCACGCGAGTTTTTGTGTCATCCTTGTGCATTCCGTGATGACCTGACCACAAAATTCGTGCGACCATACGCTTATGCTTTGCCTTCGACCAGCAAAGCTCAAACGTATTACCGACGACCTTGTCCATTTTTTCGTCGCAACGCTTATCCCACACCACCCATGACCCATCGTTTCGGTTTGGTATCAGGTCAACGTAATAATCAGCGCCCCAAAGGAATATCTCTTTACAGTAGTCGAACGTGGCAAAAATCGTGTTGATAAATTCAGGATTGAAGTCTTCATGGTCGCCCTTTACTGCATCAAAACGATTTCCTGTTTTCTTATGGTTCTTATCGTTGCTAAACATACTGTCGTAATTAGTATTCAGAAACATTCCATAGGGCGGATCAGTAAACACCATATCTGCCTTTTGTCCCTGCATTAACTTATCAACCGCATCCACGCTCGCACTATCACCGCACATAAGCCTATGCTTGCCTAGTATCCAAATATCCCCAGGCTTGGTAATAGGCTCCTCGGGTGTCTCAGGTACGGCATCCTCATCTGTAAGCCCTTCTGTAGTTTCTAACGAGTTCAGCAGCCCGTCTAACTCTTCCTTACTGAAGCCTAGCATCTCGAGGTCAACGCCTTCTATCTCGAGTTCTTGCAACTCCAGCTTGAGCAAGTCGTTATCCCACCCTGCGTTCAGGGCCAGCCTGTTATCTGCAAGGATGTATGCTTTGCGTTGAGTGTCGCTTAAATGAGACAGTCTAACAACAGGAACCTCGGTTAGACCTAATTTTCTCGCCGCGGCTAACCTTCCGTGGCCTGCAACGATTGATTGATCGTCTGCTATCAGGATCGGGTTGTTGAACCCAAACTCCTTAATAGATGCTGCTATTTGTGCAACTTGTGCGTCGTCATGCGTCCTTGCGTTTCGTGCATAGGGTAGCAATTGACCAATAGAAACCATTTCGATTTGATTCACCGTATTCTCCGTTGGAGGTCATCGGTTTTTGTTCCTTGCCGAGATTGCCTTTGCTTTCGCTCTTGCATCTTCCTTACTATTTGCACCCCATGCCTTTAGACTGAGAAGCAGTCTAGTAGGGCTACCATCTGGCTTACGCTCTGGGCCTGGCATGTTACCCATTCTCGCTAAGAAAGATGCTCTACGCGGGTTATCACCGCTTTTTACGGGAGCCTTTAGGTTAGACCCAGGGTTCGCAGCCTCGTAAGACTTCCGGCCTTTCTCGTTCAGGCCACCCTTAGCGTTCTTACCCTCTTTGCGAGTCCAAGCGGCAGTCATTTTTTAGCCGTTTTCGCTGATTCTTTGAAAGCCTTAGCCGTAGGGGCTCCAGGACTCCCAGGCTTACGCATACGCTCAGGAGCCTTGCCAGCAGCTTTCTGCTTTTCTATACGCTCGCGTTTAGCGTGGATGTTTGCGTATAAACCTTTCATTTCTTTTTAGCCTTTCCTGCCTCAGATAAGGCAATAGCAATAGCCTGCTTCGGGTTTGTTACCTCTGGGCCTTTCTTGCTCCCTGAGTGCAACTTACCCTTTTTGAACTCAGTCATCACTTTCGAGATCTTCTTCTCCGCCTTCTTCATCGCCCATCTCCCAAGAAGCGCAAGACTTGTCCGGCGCACACATAAAGTTCCACTGATGGCAATAACCCGCGCCTTCTGGCAGGCAATCTTCCATGTCCATGTCGAAGTACTCGCAATTACCGCAACGCCTTTCTTTGGCCTGACTCGCAGAGATACGCCACTTTGCGCCTAGATCCCGCCAGAACTGCGTATCGCCCTCTCGTTCAGGGCCATACATTGCCTTCTCTTTTGCAATTGCCTTGTTCTCTTCGTTCAAAGCCTCATCTTGCGTTGGAAGCGGACAACTCTCGTCCTCTTCCTCGCCTTTGATGACGATCATGACCTTCGGGGAAAGCAAGCCTTTCATTTTTTAGCCTTTTGTGGTTGCAAAGGAATGCCTACTTTCCTGTCGTAACGGATAGGTACAGGAGGCACTTTCATTCTGTAGGGAGACGGTAATGCTTTGCTATCCCTGGTTCGTTTTTCCACAGCCATGCTGCTGCCTCCTTGATGTTCTTAGAGTCGTCCTTACCCACCGTCTGACTGCCTGCGTGGTGAACGTAACTCCTTGAAACAAAATGCTTAAAGTCACATACCGTAAGTGTATGACAAAAGACGTTATCTGAAAACCAATTGATCGGCGGAAACCTAACCGCTTGGAATGCTTCCTTCGTGATGTAAGCAAAGATCGGCGCAATGACGCTCGTCTCTTTGATCGTCTGTTCTTCCGCCCACTTCATCCCGTGTCTTGCACCACCCTCGAACCGGATGTTCTGGGCTTCCAGGATATTGTCAGACCTAGCACCTAAAACCCCGATCTTATGTCCCGCCTTCTGTAGATGCTCGGCATCCTCAAGAATGAGTCTGTAGGAGTCTGGAGTCAGGCAGATGTCGTCGTTGGCAATGATGACTGCATCGTGGTGCTGGAAAGCATCGTCCATGATCCGGTTGTAGGCATCACCAAAATTACCCGCCGAGTTGAGTACCCACTTGTAAATTCGTTCGTCCATTGTCTCGGCCCGACTCGACAAATAAATAGGCGCTTCTTTGGCGTAAAGACGGATGCTCGACAACGTGATTTCAAGACTTGGACTCCCTACCGTACAAATGAGTATCGGAACTTTTTTCATACTCCGCCATCCTATGGTGGGCTACCACCTGAAAGTATTTGTTATCCATAAGGTTTTCTGTACACACATTGACCTCTAACCCGTGCTTGTCTGCGATGATCGGAAACGACAGTTGATCCTGTAGCGTCCACTTCATCATCTCGACCCACCAGTCTTGATTAGCCTGGGGATTGATGTAACTCCGCTTCCAACATAGAACCCCGCCAGCAATAAGACCTGAATCCTCCGGCCATCCCTGATCCCGATAGTGCTCGACCTGAGCCAAGATAGGTTGGTCTTGATACTTGACCATGTCCCAACACTCTCCGGCTTCTTGGTAGATACAAGTCCTCCAGGGGTGATGAAATGCTGCCATCGTGTCTCCGGCCTGATCGATCATGTAAGCCACAAACTCTTGGCTCGTGATCCTTATCGACCCATCTATCCAGATAACGTAGTCCTCAGCGAACTCTAGCTTGTCTGGGAATACCTTAAACCACTTGGCATCCATACGAGGATCTGAGAAACGTCTGCTTGTGATGACTTGCTGCCATCCTTGAGGCTTCTTAGCGCTGTCTAGGATCGCGTAGAAAGCCGTAGGAACGCTTTGCCTGACCGCGTAGTGCAACGGGTCATAGTTGCCAAAGATCGCCGTGTAGACCGCCGCGTTCATACAAAAAAACGCCCAACGTCGCGTCGGGCAAAGGAGGGGAAGGAGCCAACTTTCATTTTAACCCATACCTTATTTCTTTGAGAATCTCTTCTGCTTGCAGTCTCAGGTCTATTGCTTTCCTGTGTAGCTCTACAGACAGATTGACGATTGCTAGTGCTCGTTGCTCTAGCGCACTTGTTGACTGTGCTTGCTCGATGATGTCTTGTGCTGCACTCATGGCTGCTGCTTCGTGTAAGTTCATGCGACCCTCAAATTGAACGGATTATTAAAGAAATTGATGTCTACGCCTTCCTCTTTTTGCTTAGGCTTGGATAGAACAGGCTTAAACTTCTTCTTCGGCCTGGACACCTTCTTGACCTCGTATTCATCCTTTACCCACTCCCAAACACGTTCTTTAGTAAACGGGTCTATCCTAAACGATGTCTTTATACAACCTTTTTTTAGCAGAGCGTTTAGGGAATTCACAGTCGTCTGCTTGTCGATCTTTGTTTGTAGCCTCACTGACTTTAGGTCAGCAGGTGTCTTACGCTTTTTCAGGTAAGCAAGAATCTTCTTTTGCTCGTCAGTCATCCTATCCTCGCTATCTCTCTTTCCAAGTACCAAATAGCCTTCTTGAGATCTTCGACCTCTTTACCTTTAAGGCTCGCTCTCCAAATGTATTTCACGGCGTTGCCCAAGCAGAAGTTCATATGCTCCGTAATCTCGATGCACTCTACGCCAGACGGGTGTGATGTGTAGTGCTTAGGATGGTTCACGTTGTCTTGACCTTCCCATTCATCAACAGCGCAGCAATGTCCGCATCTTGGGCATTCAAAAGAATCTTTCATATTGTGATCGCCACTCATTGATTCTTCTCCTTTAGCTTGGTTCTTTCAGTCGTAGTCCTGTTACGATATTTACCACTTGTTCTTCTCCTTTAGCTTGGCTTCGATGGCACGACTAAAGCCTTCAATATCAAACGCATCTTCCCAGTCCCACCATTTTTTGCTAACGACTTTTTGGATTTCCTCATCAGTCAGCCCGACCCATTCACGCTTTGGTGGGGTGGTGTATAGGGGTTGCACTGGGTCGTTGTCTTTTGGTTTTGTGAAACACAAATACCTCTCCCCAATACAGTCAGTTGAAAGCCACGCCACCGGCTCCTGCTGCGCTAACGCCGCATTCCAGCCACGCTCATACGCTTGCCCTAACTCGACGGCACGGTCGTGTTCAGTTTTCACGACACGTTTTTCCCATGCGTGTTCTGCAAGTTGAATTTTTGCCTCGTAATCGTCGTACGAATCGCTCATGTGTTCTTCTCCTTTAGCTTGGCTTCTATGGCGCAAGCAAAATTGCCCCAGTGCTGATTTCCTGAATAGATCTCTTGTATTTCATAAGCCGTCAGCCCAACCCATTGCTTTTGTGCAACGTAAAGTTTGTCGCCTAGCTTTATGTCTTTAGCGTTATCCCATGCGACCTTTGGCCTACCCGTTTTCTCGAACAAATAAACATGCGCTACATGACCGTCGTCTGTCGGTGTCTTTGCTGTTTTGTTTTCGCTCATGCCATATCCCCTTTGTAAAGGTTCCAAGCATCCATCAAATTATCTCTAGCTATATCAACCTTTAGTCTCATCTGGTCTAGGTCGTGTAGCAAGATTCTTAGCTCGTTGGGATGCACCATCACATACGTTGTTTCGTCTGCTAGCTTTCTTAGTAGTGCGTAGGCTTTTTCTTTGTCTGTCATTTGTCTGTTTTCCTGCTAAATAGTTCAGGCTTGTAAACCCGCACACTTGAGTTATGCAGGTAAACCGCGCGGATCATGTCGTCAACGACAGCCCAACAAAAATCAACGATCTGACCGTTCGACACATAGCTGTATCCGTCAACAAGGTGTGATCCATACCGCTTGCATTTGTCCTGACGCAAAGTAAGTACGATCTCACCGCCTCCCTCATTGCTTGCAGACCAAGTTTGTGCTGATACAGAAAAAGACATGGCAAACAAAACACCAAATAAAAGTTTTTTCATGCTGCCCTCAACCTTTCAGAAATCCTTGCCTTCCAAGAGTTCCAATCCTCTCCTGGTCTAGCAGGACAATTTACTTTCGCTGCCATCTCAGCAGTACCTTTTTCTGTCGCCCACCACACAACAACCTTCTCTTGTGCGGGTGCGATCTCTAGTTCATCTTCCCATCTTCCTTGATTCAACCATGTAGCAGGATGCGGGATGAACTCCTGACCAGTACCCTTCACTTGGTAGTACTTGTTGTGCGTCACTAAAGCCTCTACAGCAGACTTTTGCTCTTGTGGCGATAGTTTGGCCCATGCTTTTTGTGCAGCACGTTTAGCGACCTTTCTTGGGTATTTGCTCCAGAACTCCTCGAACATTGTTTTCTCCTTTTGTTAGGAAATCTCAATGTAAACCTTATTTTTGTTGTTGACTGTCGTCTTGTTGACAATCTCTACATATTCTTTCTTTCTGGACATAACTTCCCCAAGGGTGGTAGCACTCACCTTACCCAGCGGGGGTCTCTTCTGGATGTTCCCTGCCTAGTACAGCCGAAGCCAGCGATTCTCTCCACCTCTTGCTTGTCCCACCCATGTACAAGAGGCTTAGTCCAGTACCTCACTGACAGTCTGGATCGGCATGAAACGGGGTGTTTCGCCAGCCGGTGTTTACTTCCGCGCAACCCATGCAGGTTCTTAATAACGCTCGGAGTACGGCTGTCGAGAGGCAATAAAAAAGGCCGCTTACTGCTGCTCTCGGTAGCGGTACTTGCCAGGAGAAGCAAGTCGAGAGCATGAGTAAACGGCCTTCTATTACATTGCCCGCTACGACAACAACACAATCTTATCAGATCTCTACAACCTTGCAAGTCCACCCCTCTTTCAACTTACCCCACCCGTGAACCTCTATCTTCCATCCTGCCCTCAAGATAGCCGGTAAGTGCTCACACTCTGCAATCTTCTTTACCCTGGCTGACACGTTACCTCTAGAAGTCGTCTGTACTAAGAGCGTCTCCTCGTCCTTGAGACAGAGGATGTCGCCTATCCCAAATAAGTCTTGGCGTATACGAGCCCACGGGTTCCAGTGCTCGACGATCTGGCATAAGTAACCACGCTCACGAAGCGCAGCTAAAGATCGCTGAGTAGGACTTACCGACGAACGGCGTTTCTTTTTGGTATCAGCGGCAGAGATTGTCGTCACGATGACAGTCTTTAGTAGTTGATAAGCCTAAGATTACTCCATCACAACAAGGAGCCAACATGAAGATCGTACTTACACAAGAGCAGCTAGAAAAAATCCTCAAGGAATACTTCGACAACGATTACAACATCAAGATTAACGAGATTGTATTTGCAGCTAACGTAGAACAGTTCTGCACCATCTACACAAGGGAACTCCAATGAGCGTTGACTACGACTGGTGGCTAGACAGAGAACTTTACAGATACGACAAAGAGAGGGAACAAGATGACTATCAACAACAGTTGGAACAACAGGAATACGAACTTGACCAAGTACAAGATAACGAGGAGTGATTGGGCACTATGCGCGCTATTGGGGATTTGCTACGGAACACTGCTCTACCTGTTCATCAAATAAAGG